GAAACCGATGTATAAAATTTCATAGTGTAGAGATATCCGAATAATAAGTATATATTATATCATAGTTTAAGTCAAATGTAAACGTTTATTTTAAAAAAGTTAGGAGGGATTGCTCCCTCCCTTCTTAAAGGCTTTAATATGAACTCGCTGCTACCAACATAATAAATGGAGATATGCATAATATCCCAGCTATTAGTAAAGTTGCTTCGAATCCAGATCTAATGCCGTGCTTGTGTTTACGTATGTAACCCATAGTTTGACTCCAGTAGATAGTTTATTACAACCCACTGAGTTTTCGCTGCTCACCGGATTTACTCGTTGAGTAAACCCTTCTTCTTTGATATCCCAGTAGATCCGATTTCGATCTTCCGAGGACGCCTTTCTTCTGGAACTTCGACTCTGGCATTAACCACAAGTATCCCATTCACAAGATCAGCCCCATCAATTACAACAAATTCTGAGAGCCGGAAGGACTTCTCAAATTTGCGGGATGATATACCTTTGTGTGCGTATTCTCGCTCATCGTCATGCGATCTTTCACCTTTTACTAATAGAATACCATCTTTTACTTCGATAGAGATATCGTCATTTGTAAAACCCGCTACAGCAAGCTCAATGATGAAATTTTCAGCATCGATTTTGACTACGTTATGGGGTGGATAGTTATCTTGAGCTCTACCAGCAGTGTGTATTCTTTCAAGCTCGTTTAGTATTGGTTCAAAACCAATAAACAGTGAACGTGGTACGTTCATAGTATTTCTTACCATTTTATTTCTCCTCCTATGCTTATAGCAAGGTATTGTTTATGGACCCGATTATTCAGCATCCACATATATTTATACAAGCTGTCTAGCTAGTTTAAATATTCTTTAGTAGTTTATTCCATACTTTTTGGATTCTACTTGATTTCATTAATTTGTGTAATTTTTTAAACATATTTATTTATTAGTATATTGGATCTTTTGCTGGAAAACAAACTAATCCGCAAGTATCTGGTATGTAATCTTCTGGAAAAAATGTTTCAGGAAAATCTACATACTCTGGTTTATCTGTAACGCATTTATTATTTGCGAGCAATTTATCATATTCGTCACCAAGTTTATTCATCCAATTTATCCAACCCCAGTCGCATTCAGTCTGATTTACAAAATCAACTATACCTTCTAATCTTTGATCATACACGTATGTTGGGTAAATTTCATGAAGATGTCTTAAGTCTATATCACCTTGACTCCAAGCATATTTTAAATTTAAATACTGCATTGTATCTTCGCCAACAATAAGTTCTGGATCAAATCTAAATTCATTAGTTGTGGCTTTTTTAGAATAAAATGTTATTCGTAAATGTGGTTCCCAGTTATCAATATAATTATATGCAAAAGAATATATTCTATGCTGAGCTGCATTGAGAGCTATTGAATATCCAGGGCCATCGGGATGTAAATTATCTATATAAACTCCGGTACCAGCAAGTTGTTTTTCCCACCACTTTTTACACTGCATAAATGATCTAAGAGCATAACTTGGTTTATGGCTTGGATCTAGCTCACCGTATTGAAAAAGCGATTTTTGAAACCCATTGCCAATTAATCCCAATTGATATTCTAGTGCTATAACATCAGGTGGTGAGTCTGACTGTGCTATTTTGTCGTATAGCCATATCCCATGTGGTGTAATAAAATCATCACCATCAACTAAAACCATATAATCATTATCAGAAGCTTGGAATATATCCAAAACGCTGTTCTTACCAGTTGATGGAGTTCCATCGCTATCTGTTATATAATATTCTAAATTTTCTGATTTTGCCCAAGCTTCAGCGTCAACTAAATATTGAGAATTTCTTTCATAATGTATTTCACAATCGACATTCGAATTAAAGACATATACAATATCTTCTTTAGGAATAGTCTCTAAATGTTTTTTTGTAGTAAATATATTACTACTGCATAAAACATAATATTTTAACTTAGCCATAAATTACTCAGTTGGTTTTGCTGGCCAGGTAACGCTTATTGGAAAGGTTTCTTGAGTTGTTATATCTCTTAAAGCCTGTCTATATGCTATCATTTCTGCAGATAAAGTACGATCTGATAATGCAGTGTTATCTGTCATAGATAATAGCTCATCTCTTTTGCTTCTAATAGCTGAAGCTCTTTCTTCCTCAGTTAAATTGCGAACTGTTGTAATTCTTTTTCTAAGAGTTTCTGTTTCTTCCCATGTTTCTTCAAGCCATTCAGCATTTGGATCATAATCGGGATTAATATCAAGTTCAATGTCTTTAAGTGTTCCAGTCCAACTTTCAGGAGCAAAATCTGATGATGCTGATTCTCTTTTATAAAAAACAGCAGCTTCTATTTGAGCATCTTTGGCCAAATTAATAAGTTTTTCTTCAGATAAATCACCTTCAAAATATCTTCTAGTGATATAAGGTCTAAAGCTTTCTTCAGTAAATTTAAATAATACCATTCTTTCAGTGGTATCAATAAGTTTTATTTCATAATTTTTATACATTGGTTTTTCCTATTAAGTATTTATTTTAATTGCTATATGACCTGAGTCTGACATATCAACTGGCCTACCGATTGAAGCTCCTCTAATTGCTCGCCATAAAGCAATTTCAGCTGAATTTGTGCACTTAAATCTCCAGTAATAAGCATATGCGCCATCATGATAACTACCAGCAATTTGGCCAAATTCATCTGCATTGGTTCGATTTAATGTTGTTGAGTAATTAGTAAAATTTACTCCAGTAACCGGCTCGCCGTAAGATTGTTTAATGTTATTATATCTAAAATTTATGCTTGTAAAACCACTATTACCTGAACCTCTTTTAGTGATAAATATTTGACCGTTATTAGTACCATCTTGTTGGGTATAAATTCCTATTAATTTTTGCCCTGTAGAGAATGTTAAATTTCTTGATATATGACCAAATGAACTAACTGAAGATCCTGTTTCTCCGGTAGAATATTGAAATATACCAGCCTTATACGATTGCCAACCATTTCTTGCTCGGCCGTCATCGTCAGAGTCCCATGAACGTGCACAAGTTAATTCTGCGGTTTTACCACTAGCACCAAAAAAATCTTGGAAGCTTATTTCAGGTTCTGTATTATGAGTCGCAATATATGGAAACGGCGTTGGCGCATAAGGATCACCATTTGGATGATAAAAATCAGCCAATTCAATTTCATTACCAGTGGGATTTTGGCCGGCAAACTCAATATATAAATCAGTCAAATCTAAGTTTGATGTTGATATGGTCATTTATCTTAATCCTTGCTACTATTACCTATATTATATTTAGGGCATAGTTGCCACTCGTTTTTCTCTTTATATGGAATAACTTTAATTTGTCTTAGTGGGGCGATATCCTTAGCTTGTTCTGGATCTACAAAAGATACTAAACCCCAGTCACTAAGCAATGTCGCAATAGTATTTCTTCGCTGAATATCATTCAACAATAAGTTAGATGGTTTTCCATCTAATAAAAATAATTCTTTAAAATGTACAATAAAATACCTACCTTGCTTATGTAGAATATGGCAAGACTGATATAATTTTTGGTCTTTTCGTGAAGCAACACCGATTCTAGTCAATGTTTCTCTGATTTTTAAAAAGTCATCAGGTTCGTTTAAAGTTATTTCCAACATTGAAGTTGGCGTCCATTGGACCTCTATGTTATTTTCGTTTTCCACCTTTATAAATCCTCGTTTTCAATTCGTTAATTTGATCATTGTTTAGTAATGACAATACAGATTTAGCTTTCTCATTGCTATATCCATAATATTCTTTTATCAATTCTAGGTTTTCTATATTCATAGGC